TGGAGCTGCTACACCAGCTTTTGCTACTAGTTTAGGAGCATCAGCTATAGGAACTGTTAGTGCTACTACAGCATTTACAGCTAGTAGTACAGCTCTTGCTGCTACTGGTGGAGCTATTATGGGAGCTGCTACACAAGCTGTATTAGGGCCAATGTTTGCTCAACCAGAGTTTCCAACTTATGATACACCGTACCAGACAGCTCAAGTACAACAATTTAATACTCAACAAATAGCTACCACAGGTAGTGGTGGTAGACAGGCAACAGCTTCTTTAGCTGAAGCTATTACTAGAAGTAAACAACGTAAACTAACACAAGAAGACGTAGGTGATCTTAGTATTGACACGTCTGCTTTTGCATCCACAGGACTACAACTAGCATGACACCAGAGACAGCTTTAAGTAAACGATACAGTGACCTAGCTGTATACAGACAGTGTTTCTTGGAGGAAGCTTGGGATGCAGCTGAGTTAACTTTACCTTTTATTCTTCCTAGAAATGCTACATACAATCAAACATTACCTACTCCATATCAAGGGGTAGGAGCAAGGGGCATAAATAATTTAACAGCAAAATTATTATTGACTTTGTTCCCACCGAATTCTCCATTCTTTAAGTTTCAAATAGATGACTTCACACTAGAAGAACTAGAAGCTCAACGTGCTCCAGTAGAAGAAGGACTTAACTCTATGGAGAGAGCTGTGATGGATGAAATAGAAGGTAAGGCTATGCGTGTACCACTCAATGAGTGTATACGTCATCTACTTATCACAGGTAATGCTGTACTTCATGCTGATAAGAATAATGCTATAAGAGTATTTCATTTAGATCAGTATGTAACTAGACGTGATCCTCAAGGGGTTGTACTAGAGATCATTGTTAAAGAGAAAATGAGTAGAGAGCTGTATAAAGACTTGTTTAACTCAGCTCCACCTAAAGAAACTGGTACTTCTGCTGATGGTAATGAAAAAGAATTAAGTCTCTACACTTCAGTTAGACGTGTAGGTAACAAGATAAAAGTAAGACAAGAAGTAAACGATAAGAGAATCCCTGGTACAGAATCTGAGTATCCTTTAGATAAGAACCCTTGGTTAGCCTTACGATACAATGCTATTGATGGTGAGGACTATGGACGTGGGTTTGTAGAGGAATACTTAGGTGATCTTAAGACAGTAGAAGGGTTAAGCAAAGCTATCATAGAGGGTACAGCAGCTGCTGCTAAGGTGTTGTTCTTAGTTAAACCTAATGGTACTACTAAGATGCGTACTGTAAGTAACGCACCTAACCTAGCTGTTAGACAGGGTAACAAAGATGATGTTACAGTAGTACAAGTAGAGAAGTTCAGTGACTTCAGAGTAGCAAGAGAAACAATGGAAGGTGTAGAACGTAGACTAGCTGCTGCCTTCTTGTTAAACCAAAGTGTACAAAGGGATGCTGAGAGAGTAACCGCTGAAGAGATTAGGTTTCTAGCTAATGAACTAGAGACTAGCTTAGGTGGTATCTATAGTCTTCTTTCACATGAACTTCAGTTACCACTAGTCAAACGAATTATTGCAGTACTAGAAAGAGAAAAGAAATTACCTAAGTTGCCTGAAGGCACAGTAGAACCTGTGATTATCACTGGGTTTGAAGCACTAGGTAGAGGTAATGATGCTAACAAGTTAGCTACTTTTCTTCAGACTGCTACACAAATCTTAGGGCCAGAGGCTGTACTAGGATATACTAATGCCAGTGACGTACTTAAACGTCTAGGAGTAGGCTTTGGTATAGACATGAAGGGACTCATTAAGACTGAGGAACAAGTACAACAAGAGAGACAACAAGCCCAACAAGCACAACAACAAGCAGAGATGTTAAAAGCTGCAACACCTAATGCTGTTACGCAAGGTGGTGAAATGATTAGACAAGGAGCACAACAAGGTGAGCAGAACTAAGGATACAAATAAGAAAGAAAAAGTTAAAGAAAAAGATAAGGTTGCTAGAGCTGTTACAAGTAAAGCAGAACTAAAAGATGTAGAGATAGTTAGTAAAGTGCTAGAGCAGAAACCTGAAGTTAGAACACATGGTTCTCTCCCATCAACGTATACTAAGATTCAGTTACGCAATGGGACAATTAAAGAAACTTATGGAGAACGATATGGCAAACCAACTGACGGTTGATAGTGAGCAAGTAGATGTAAGTGCGGAAGACGCACACAATCAAGAAATGATAGACTTGGTGGAAGAGAAAGAAATTACTCCACCAGGAATGGAACCTCAGGATAAGTTTGGTGGTGATTATGACAAACTTATGCAGAGCTATCAAGAACTAGAAAAGAAATTAGGTCAACCTGCACAACCAGAAATAGAAGCTGTAGAGTCAGACTTAAGTATACCTCAAGCTCCTGAAGTAGAAGAAGGTAAGTTTGATATGGCTGCTTTACAGCAAGAGTATATGTCTACTGGTTCTTTAACTGATAATAGTTACAAGCAATTGGAAGATGCAGGAATCAGTAGACAGTATGCTGATACATATATTGCTGGAGTTAAAGCTTTAGGTGAACAAATAGGTAACAATGTTAAAGCATCTGTAGGTGGAGATGCTGAGTATGGTAACATGGTAGAGTGGGCTAAAGCTAACTATAGTCCAGAACAAATACAAGCTTATGATAGAGCTGTGAATAGTGGTGATGTTAATACTGCTATCATGGCAGCTAAAGGTTTACGTTCTGATTATACCAACACAGCTGGCAGTGAAGGCACGACTTATGGAGGCACACAAGCTGAACCTGAGGGTTCAGGAGATGTCTTCAGGTCTAATGCTGAAGTAACTGCTGCTATGAAAGACCCAAGGTATGAGTATGATACTGCTTATAGGCAGGACGTACTAGGTAAATTAGAACGATCAGATATCTTCTCGCAAGGGAAGTTGTAAGTAGTACTGCTATAAAGTATTTAAACAAGTAGACAGAAGCCAGCTGCGGTTGATAACTTCTAGTTGAAAGTTAAAGAAAGGTATAGCTAATTTTGTTAGATACTTTTTATTAATTAAAACTAGGAGAACAGTATGTCAGTTACGAATACTACTGCACCCGTCCTTACTATGACAAGGACAGGTCAAGCAAATTCTACTGGTGATTCCTCTGCATTATTTCTTAAAGTATATGCAGGAGAAGTATTAACTGCTTTTGAACAAGCTAGTGTAACTATGGATAAACACGTTATCCGTAGTATCTCTAGTGGTATCTCTGCACAGTTTCCTCTAGTATGGAAGACTGCTGCTACTGAGTATGCCTATATCAATGGCTCAGGTGATACTGGAACTACTGGTATTGAACTGGATGGTACGATCATCCACAAGAACGAGAAGGTCATCTCTATTGATGGTCTCCTCATTGCTGATCACTTTGTGAACAACCTTGATGAGGCTATGTCTCACTTTGAGGTACGTTCTATCTACGCTAAGGAAGCTGGTATTGCCTTGGGTACACAATGGGATCAAAATGTATTACAACAAGGAGTACTAGGAGCACGTTCAGCTACGTTGGTTAGTGGTGGTAATGGTGGTTCTGTACTTACTAACTCTTCTTATGGTACGTCTGGTGCTACGTTAGGTAGTGGTCTATTTGATGCTGCTGAACAACTGGATGAGAACAATGTACCTGAGAGTGATAGGTATATGTTTGTTCGTCCTGCTCAGTATTATCTCATGGCTGAGACTACTGACCTAATCAATCGTGACTGGGGTGGACGTGGAGTCTATGCAGAAGGTGAAGTAATGAAGGTAGCTGGTGTTCACATTGTGAAGACTAATAACCTACCTATTAGTAACATTAGTTCTTCTCAAGTAACGACACATGATGGTAACTTCAGTACGACTAAAGCACTCGTTATGCACAAGTCTTCTGTAGCTACTGTTAAGTTGTTGAATCTTGCAGTTGAAACTGAATACAGCATTAAGAATCAGGGTTGGATCATTGTAGCTAAGTATGCAATGGGACACGGATTTATCCGTCCTGAAGGTTGTGTTGAATTTAAAACCTCATAAATTAAAGGAGACAGATTATGGTTGATATTGCTGCTGTAGCTGATCCTTTAGCGGTCGCTGCCCAAACAGTTACTAATGTATCATTGCATACGGTGTATGCTGATAATGCTACCGTTGGTACATCTTATGAGCTAATGACAAACCTCAATGCTGATATTACTCAGCTAGGTACAGCTGGAGATGGTATAGAAGTTGTCGGTGGTGATGCTGCTGACGATGGTTCTCCTGCTGGAACTGGTGCTCAGACTGTAAAAGTCAAAGGATTGGATACTTCTTTTAATATTAAAGAAGCTAACATGACTTTGAATGGCACAGGTATTGTTGAGCAAGGTGATACAGATTGGACTTTTGTTAACGAAGCGTACATTACAGCTGCTGGTTCTGGTTTGGCTGCTGCTGGAACGCTAACTTTCTCCAACGATGCTGCTGGAAATAACATGGGTCTCATAGAAGCAGGAGACTATGGTATTCATAACTGCTGGTGGAAAGTGCCAGCTGGACATACGGGATATGTTCATGGCTTTTGGGGGAACGTAACTGCTGTAGCTACGTCTGCTGGTGGAGCATACTTTGCTCTCCAGATTGCTCGACATGGGCTTCAAGGTGTAGCTAGTTCAGAAACTTGGGATACTGTAGCGGAGATGTATGTGTCTGAACCAGACAATGACATTGCTACAACTTCACAAGTAGTGCCAGGATTCTTTTCATTTCCTGGTAATGTACCTTTTGTTTGTCCAGCTAAATCTATTGTACGTTTAGCTGCTAAATCTGCAAGTGGGTCTACAGCCTGTACTGGTGGATTTAATATTATGATACAAGGTAGTGGTAGTGGAACTACTGTTACTGAGAGTTAATCTAAGAGGAGTCTAGGGTAACTTAGGCTCCTCGTTTTTTATTTGAGGAAACAATGACTGATACAAGTAGAACCGTAAGTGCTCTAGTTACTAACTTGTTTCAAGATGGTCAAGCAGCTGGTTCTATTACACCTCAGGACTTGCGTGATCTTGTTGAGACCTGTCAAGTTAAACAAGGAAGCATCTATTTAAGCACAGCTGGATCAACAACGATCTCAGGACAAGCAAACGTAACACCTACTTCTTTAACTAACATGGTTGAAGTAACTACAGGTGGTACGTTTACTTTAAGTACAGCTCCTACTGCTAATGAATTTGATATGAATGCAGATGGACGTTTAAGATATACTGGTACACCTACAACAAATGTTAAGTTTGATTGTAGTGCTATGATTGAACTTAATACTTCTGCTGTTAGTAAAGAATTAGTAGTGGCAGTAGCTAAAAATGGTACAATAGTTTCAGGAGCTAAGATGGGTGGTTTTGGTGCTACTGTTACTGTCAACTCTGTACCTATAGCTGTCTCAGGATTTGCTTCAATGGCAACTAATGATTACCTAAGTGTATTCATTGGTAACGTAGACTCTACTGACAATATTACTTGTCGTATGTGTCAACTCACAGCTCACAGTCTGGTAACTTAAAATGTCTTTTATATCTTTAACACCTATGACAGAGCTTGAAGCAGTTAATATACTTCTAGCTGCTATAGGTGAAGCTGCTGTATCTAGTCTTGAAACAGCTACTACAGTAGAAGTAACTCAAGCTAAGAAACTACTTTCTAATGTAAACAGAGCAGCTCAACAAAAGGGATGGCATTTTAATACAGAGTGGGACGTAGTGTTAACTAGGGATAGTGACAATAGGATTCCTCTTAGTCAAGCTATTCTTTCTGTGTATCAACCAGGACAGCTCATGACTCTTAGGGGTATGTCTGGTGATATGTATGCTTATGATTTAGATAACAATACATTTACTTGGACTAAGAATTTAAACAATGCTGTTACTATTACCTTACTAGATTTTGTAGATACACCTAATACCTTTAGACAGTATGTAACTACTAGAGCTGCTAGGATTTTCCAAGAGGAAATTATAGGACAAGTATCAGCTGAAACTGTAAACAGACAAGAAGAAGCAGAAGCCTATGCTGATCTATTAGATGATGATGCAGAACGATCAGGATTAAATGTAGCTTATGGGACATTAGATATGTTAAATACGACTCAGCTTCACCGGAAATTATGGTAAATGCCCTTAATTACAGAGCAAATAAGCAATCTAATCAATGGAGTTTCTCAGCAACCACCTAGTTTAAGACTTGCTTCTCAGTGTGAAGTACAAGAGAATGGCATGGTTACTATTGCTGAAGGTCTTAAGAAGAGACCTCCATTAGAACACGTTGCTAAGATAACCAATAAGACAGACACAGATGCTAAAGTACATTTCATAGACCGAAGTGACACTGAAAGATTTGTACTAGTACTAGCTTCAGACCAATTTGATAGTGCATTTTCTAGTGATTTTACTGGTACAGAAATAGAACTCACAGATTTAAATGGTAATGCACAGAGTATCAGTGGTAACACAGGAGATGCACTTACATATATTACCACAAGTGATGCTAGGGATAATTTAAGATTATTCACAGTAGCTGATTATACTTTTATATTAAACAAGAGTAAGACCGTAGCTAAGAGTTCCACTGTAAGCTCCTCAAGAGACCCTGAAGGCATTGTTTTTATAAAGCAAGCCTCCTCTGCCACTACCTTTAAAGTCTTCTTAAATGGAGTCTCAGTAGGTTCTATAACAGCTGACGCTGATGCTGATACTTTAGTTACAAATGTGGCTACAGCTATGAGTAGTGTTGCTGGATTTACTGTTACTAAATTTGGTAGTAGTAATGTTCATGTAACTAGAGCAGATGGGGCAGACTTTACGCTTCATGCAGAAGCTCCTGAAACTAACATGACGGCTATAAAAGACAGTGTAGTAGACTTTACAGACCTCCCTGCTAGA